ATGGCTATAGATGTATACGTGGGCACGTTTTGCGTACATTTTGCTATTAATAGCCAAATTAAAGTTCTTAATTATCTTAATTGCTCGTTTTTCACAGTCTCTTTCCATTGCTCGTACTATAAAAAATGCACGTTTTATCTTTTTAAGGGGATAATTTTTGCCTTTTAACCAAGCATCAACTATAAAAGATGCTTCGTATGATTTTTTATAAATTTTAGAACTGTTTATATATTGTAAAAAATGGCAATATTCGTGTACTAGAACATGCATGAATTCATTTGACTTGCCAGCCACGGCTATAGCCTTGCCAGACTCATCAAAATAGCCTGAACAACGGAAACCATCAACATTTACATGTTTTCCACGACCAATAATAAGTTTCATACCGTATTGTGCGAGATGTTGCCTCACAAATTTTACGAACTGACGATTGCTCTGTCCCATAGGGCCTCCTTCAGTCAGAATTATTTAGGGAATTACTTGACAGTGAAATTGTATGTAGTATAGTATGGCAACTTCTTAAGAAAGGAAATTTATGGAAATTACTAATGTTGACCGTCCGACCAAGATTCAAAGAGTTTTTGATTACATGCGTAAGGGTACTCCCCTAACCGCAGGCGAGGCTCGCAAACGTTTCCGTGTTGGAAACATGCGTGCAACTATGCACGATCTTCGTGAGGCATTTGATCGTTTTGAAATGAACTACACTGTGGTCCGTGAGCTTCGTAATGGTCGTTCTTATTACCGCGTATCTCGTAATCGAGTACGCTAAGTTAATAAGAAGGTCTGTGTGAAAAACCCCGCCGTTTTGGCGGGGTTTTTTAATTTACGTTTATTTGTAGATTTATTGTAGTTGGACCTACAAATTCAATATAAATTTTTCTTGAACTTGTCTGAGTTTTAGTATAAATTAACCCAGATTGGTCAAATCCAGGGACTCCCATTAAATAAATTCCCGAAGTTAATGGTACTGTCTTAGCAGAATCAACATAATAATTTACATTGAATCCTTTTAATGAGGGGTGACTGAAGTCTAATTTGAATCCCGTAGTGATATTAAAATTCAATTCACTTGTTACTTGAAGAGTATCTGCACCTTCTGCATTTGTTTTTAACGCATAGACATATGATGGTGTATATGTTCCTTCAAAATCATAACTTCCAGCCAAAATTTCTTCAATAAAGACAAAAACTGATCCATCATATGGTAGAGCTTTATCTGATGTTGCTGCATTGAATCCATTGTCAGTTAATCTTGAACAATATAAACAAGGTATCCATTGAGCGCTATAAGTACGACTTTCATATTGTGCTCTTAAAAATGCTTGTAACTGATTTTGATTTTCAAAACATTCAATTTGATTACCATCTGCATCAAAAACAACATAGCACCCAAGTTGTTTTCTTGTTTTGGATAAAATTTCTGGATTTGCATTTCCACGTAAAAAATGTGTAAAAGTAATGCCGGATGTGGAAAGATTTTGATTTGTTAATGCTATGTCAGTATATACTAATTCTCTATTATCTTTTAATTTTACAACAGAATTGATTTTAATTTTTCCAGCATTTGTTGTTGAACCAGATATCTCAATATATTCTTCTTTTCCAAATTGAGAGCCAACAATACCAAAATTTACAAAAGACTTACTTTGGTTTATAGTTAAATTATTTTCAATATAATTCTGAGCAGTAGCTCCACCACTATAACCACTAGTATATTGTGGGTAGTCAATAAAATTACTAGAATTGTAAAATTTATAATTTGCTAAACTTGTAAACCCAGATTGTATTCCACCAATTATAATTTTATCATTACCAGTTAAACTTTCTAAAGAAAAAACTCCACTTACATCCACAGAATAATCATAATTGGGATCATAATAATTTGCATTATTGAGTGCAAATGTAGTTCCAACTGGCGTATTTTTAAAAACTTTTTGTAAATAAGTAAGATCGGAAATATTATAAGATGCTGTATAGTCTATAAAACAACTGGTTCCTATAACAGAAACATTTGGTTTAGAATTTACATATCCTTGTAAAAATACTGGATCAAAAGTTGAACCATAAATTTTTACGCCATAATTGATTAAATTCTTACAAGCATTAAGAGCATATAATGACATATTACGAAGCCATGTAGGTTATAATTTGTGTTCCTGTATTTGATACTGCATACAACTTATTTGTATTTTGTATATCAAGGAAAACATTTTCTCCTGGATCTAGGGCATATCCATATGAGGAACCAACTAGTCCAGATGTGTTACCAACATAGATAAAATCAGTATTTGTAGAAAGTGCTTTTATGTTTATACCAGTCAAACATGTAAAGCCACCTGAATCCATTTGTTGTACTGCAGCAGATGTTGGGGACACTCTACCAGTTTTGAATGTTGTTGGTCTACCTACTCCAAGAGCGGTAAAATCTGTACGCAATCCTACTATTTGTCCATAAATTGCGGTTATACCATTTGTTATATCATTATTGGCAATACCTACAGTGTTACCAACAGTTACTGCTACGGCAGTTGCACCAGAAATTCCGGCAACCAAAACAGTCGAAGGAATTGTGGCTGTAAATGTTGCTCCAGTTATGGCAACCTTCAGAGCATCACCACTGGTTCCAATTGACCAGCCAGTTGCACCGACCAATTTAACAAAGATTGAAGTTGCGCCAGATGGGCCATAAGTAGAAATTGAATCAACGGTTGTATATAATCTACCACCAGTAATTTCAATTTGACTTCCTGTAAAAGTTTTTACGTATACAGGTGATCCAGTAGAACCTGTTGCAATAATAGTTCCGCTTATGGGAAGAGGATAACCACCACCAGTACCCTGTACGGTAACAAGCCCGTTGAATCCTGTAATAGAAGCGGTGAGACCACCTGCAACTGTTACTGGGAATGGATTTGCAGAGGAAGTTGTAGTTGCTACCCCCGTAATACCATGTGCCAATTTAAAGATTTGGAAGTGGGCAGTTGTTCCAGAATATTGAGCTACATCTGTAGCTACAGCAGCAGTTAATCCAGCTGTTTCAATAATAATGTTTGGGTCTGTATCTGAGGCCATTTGATATCCTATAAATAGTTCTAGAATATTTAGAAGAGTAAAATGATTGCTTTTATTTGATTATAGTATATTATAGTGTGGAGAAAATATGTATATAGACGATTCAGCTAAAGAAAAATTTTCTGTTAAAGTTTTACAGAGAGTATCTAAAACAAAGTTATCTTTTATGGAATGTGTTTTGGAACTCAGTGGAGAAATGGGATTAGATCCATCTGCCGCAGGAAAACTTTTAACTAAACCTCTTATTGAAAAAATTGAACAAGAGGGTAGAAAGTTAAATATCCTAAAAAGTAAAAAAAGTCCAAGATTGCCAGTTGACTGACTCAATTGGAACGTTATAATTAAAATAGAAAGGCCGAGGTAGATCCTCGGGTAATTAATATGGCAAGTTTTTCAGATTTTAAGAAAAAGAGTAAGAATTCTGTATCCGCACTTAGTGAACGTCTTGATAAGTTGACTTCAAAGGAAAGTTACAAAGATGACAGGCTTTGGAAGCCAGGAATTGATAAGGCAGGCAATGGTTATGCCGTTATTAGATTCCTACCAGAGGTAGCTGGCGAAGATAGTCCATTTGTTTCGGTCTATAGCCACACCTTTAAGGGTAAGGGGGGTTGGTTGTTTGAAAATTGTCCAACTACCACTGGCGACAAGTGTCCTGTTTGTGCAGCAAATACCGAACTATGGAATAGTGGCATCGAAGACGACAAGAACATTGCTCGTCAGCGTAAGCGCAAGCTAACCTACTTTTCCAATATTTTGGTAATTGAAGATCCTGCTAATCCAGAAAATAAGGGAAATGTTTTTCTTTATCAGTACGGAACAAAGATCTTTCAAAAGATTCAAAGCTTAGCACATCCAGAATTTCAAGATGAAGTTGCCGTTGATCCATTCAACTTCTGGACTGGAGCAGATTTTAAGATTAAAATTCGTAATGTCGGTGGTTATGTAAACTATGACCGTAGCGAATTTTCTTCCCCGGCTCCACTCTTTGCTGGAGATGATAAGAAGTTGGAAGAACTTTGGAAGAAGCAATATCCTCTGAAGCCATTTGTTGATAAGAGCCAATTTAAGAGCTTCGATGAACTTAATGAAAGGTTCAAGAAGGCTGTTGGTGATGATATCCGTGCTCAGTTTATTGAAACTAAGAGCATTGAAGATGATATTGAAGAACCCACTATTACAGAAGCAGAGGAAAAAAATCCTCTGCAATACTTCTCCGAAATGGAGAATGATTGAAAAAAGCCCCGCAAGGGGCTTTTTTTATGACCATGTAAATTTTTGTGAAGTTCTAGTCAACTCATCACCAAAATAATGCAGATCACCATTATATGTTGGTCTTGTTTCGGTAAATCCTTTTGGATCTTTTCCCTTATCCATTAGAGCCGAAACTGATTTATATAAGTTTTGTAAAGCAGGGTTTACCGTTCCATTTATTTCACTAATTACACCTGTGAATTCTTTTTTGGTTACAAAATTAGGTTCATTTGGTTTTTCTAAAATATTTGCCGGAGTTACCGTTTTGGGTACATATGTTTCAAAAAATGGTATTTGTTGGAGTAATCTATTAGTTGTATCTGTATCAACTGTTGTTGATGTGGTTGATCTTGGTCTTTCAAACAATTTTAAATCATTACCAAAATCAAATGGTGTATTCAAAGATTGATTTAATAATTCATTTTCGGGTAGATTTGATTCTCCCAATGATGCAACAGCACGTTCCGAATTAGAAGTAAAAACGTCAGGCTCAATTAAATAATTCTGAACAACTTGTTCAACTTTTACATCGTCTGAATTCGAATTTATTAAATCTAGTTTTTCTTTTTCTTCCATTTTTATCTACTGTATTGTCTGTTTAAAGCCATTTCTTGTTGCATTCTTTTTTCTTCTGCCAAAAGATTAATATAAATTTCTCTTTCCCAGAATAACATATTTTCAATATCTTCTAAAGACCATTTGTAATTATTTACCAAAGAAAAGTTTGTTTTATAGTAATCAAATAGATCTAAGAAGTTTGAAGCAATGTAAAAAAATTTAGGGTACCAGACACCTCTCTTTCTCCATCTTTTGCTGGGAGAATTGCATATAGTTCTGGTTGATTTTTTGAAATTTTCTCAATTTCTTTTAAGAAAGAATATGGTAAATTATCAATCAATTGTTTAAATTCATCGCTGATAAAAGTATCTAAATTATACACTTCATTTTTTACAATTATTGATGTAATGTACTTTTTAAATAAAGATAATTCATCATTTAAATCACATTCCAATATTTTCATAATTTTTGGAGTTTTAATTTTTGCATATACACCCTCTTTAATTTGTATATTAACGTCAGTAAGTGTATTTTTTACTTGAATGTTATCTATATTAATTTTAAAAGATTCTTCACCAATTTTAAGATTTAGTTCTTCACCAACACTCTTAGATCTAATCTTTAAATACAAGTACTCAGCATCAGCAAGACATAGATCATCTATATCAACTCCAGAACTGTTTGTTTTTAAAATGTTTACCATTGCCATCAAGCATAGTTTTTTATTTTGTTCTTTTAAAATAATTGATATATTTTTAGAATCTTTTACTTTAAATGGTACAAATTTTACAGTTTTTTGGCTAACTGGTAATACGGTTTCGTAGGTTGGGTTCAACTCTTGAATAATATTTTTCAATTCGTTCATAATTTTAAGGGGTACTTGGGGTTGGTGTTACTTCTTGTTTGAATTCTCTAAAACCAAATGTAACAGCATATTTTAGATATTTATCGACAAATGCCATACTCATTTCAATTGGTTGTGTTTCTACAGGAAAAACTTCAAAAAAAGTTAATGTATTGTTAGTTCCACCATTAGGATTTAAAATTTCAATATTCATTGTACAGTTCTTAACAACTCTATCATAATATGGAGTTACATATGCTCCAAAATATAATGGGCTTGCGGAATTTGCTCTCGGGGATCTATAAAATACATTGAACCAATTATTAAAAAAAGTCAATAAATGTTGATCATTAGTTATTGG